ATCGACAAGGACGCAGTATGCAATCATTCATTGATTATGTCTACAACTTCTATGGTAAACATGGAATCTATGACATGAGAGCAACACGAACTATGATATGTAATGCAACTAACAAACACATCAATAAAATTGGTGGCCTTGTTAATTTTGGTTACGATTCAACAGATCGTGAAGCTATTCGTGATATACTGATCGAAGATTATGCATTAATATGGCCTGAATAACAGGCTGCGGGTATAGTTTAACGGTAAAACTGTAGCCTTCCAAGCTATTGTTACCGGTTCGAATCCGGTTACCCGCTTTGGGATTTACGTCCCTATTGTTCACTTACTGTTTACTATGACAGCAACACCTAAACTACAACCAAAGCCAGTAAGACCTACGGCTGATCAAATGCCTGTTGTTATTACTAAGCAGCGTGACTTTACACATAAGGAACCTGTTATTATACCATCTCACCTTGATGAGATACCAGTGATTAGTGCAGCTTCTTATATCAAGGACGCACGTAATCGTTGGTACATTCATACCGTTGAACTCAAGGAAGTATGGGATGTTCATGTTAATTTGTTCAATCAAGTAAAGCCACATGCTCTCAAGGCTCATGACTATGTAGTTAAGAGATATCAAGAGTTATCTAAATAGATTCTCTCTCCCTGCCTTCAATGGCAGGCTGAGGGATTCACCATCCCTTATCCTTTATATTAAACTATGAACGAATTTAAGAAGTATGAATTCACCATCAAGGTGAAGACTAATCATGACCCAAGGCAAGCTATTTATGAGATAGTTGACGCACTTAAGGGCATGTTACCTGTCTTATCTATTGAACATCGTTTAGTAGAAGATAGGCCAACGACTGATGAGCATCATGGGGGTATTGTCGATGACGATAACACCTAACTGGCAACATCACTCAAAGAAAGATACACCACGTACCCTGAAACCTCAGGCTCTACGTGATGCCAAACGCCGAACTAAGGCACTAATTAAACACTTGCTTTCACAATCGAATGCCTAAGTATCACGTTACCCTGTCATCTGGCAGGGATTTCATTATGGAACACGAAGGTAATGAGTATGACATTGCTTATGAAGCCTATGAGGAAGCTTGTCTTATGGATGATTACCTTGTAGATGTGGAGTTAGTCGATGCCTAGAAAGAAACCTTATTACCCTAACAAATGGAAGGAACTATCTAAAGTACCTGCCTCTTATTTTGAACCTATATCCTTTGATGAGTTCATGGAATGGAAGATAACAGGCTGGGAGATGCAGCCAGGTATAACTTGCATGATTCGTGAGACTAATAGAAGGACTGGTAAAGTTAAAGAGTATGTTTACGAACGTGAGCATGCTGCTAAAGCTAAAGCCAGACAGATCATGGACGTAGGGGAGAGTGAGTTCATTGTATGTACTCCTGAACAAATACATTTTATGGAGCCTGAACCTAATTATGACGAATTCGAAGACCCGCTCGCCTAAAGACATATACACCTATGAGAAGCAAGCCTTAGATCTAATACCAATAGATCATCCTCACTATGGTGAGATAAGAAACTTGCTAATAGATCAAGTCAACGACGAGCTACATGACTATGAAACCATCACAGTTGCTCATTGACGAGCAAGCACAACTAGAACGTGATCAAATAAGTCAAGGACTCAAGAATCTCAGGGACAATACTATGAAGTTAGAGAATCAGAGCTATGCTTCTGCCTCTATATATGGTATTGCTTCTATTGATACTATCTTACCCTTAGTTGTTAAAAAGATTGAGGATACTAACAGACGTATACATGAAGGACACACAGGTATTTCATTCAAGGATATACATCAATACCTCAATGACTTAGAACCATTAGCAGCAGCAGCAATAGCATGTAAGATTACCTTCGATAAAGTATTCAGTTTTAAGGAAGGCAGTAACTTTGCAGTTAATGTATGTGATTCTATTGGTCATGCTATAGAAGATGAATGTCAAATGAGATACTATGAGTTAGTAGCTCCTGGCCTCTTAAATGTACTCAAGAAGAACTATTGGCATAAGTCAATAGGTACACAGCAGAAGATTGTAGTAATACAAACACTAATGAATCGTTATGATGTGAAACCTTGGGTTAAGTGGGGACGTGCAATACGTGTTAAGTTAGGTGGCTGGCTGTTAGATTGTATCATGGAATCTAGTGGTTGGTTTACTCGTGAGAAGATAAGGGAAGGACGCAAGACAACTGTCTATGTCCTGCCTACACCTGAGTTCTTAGACATTAAGGATGAGGTATTAGCTAACGCTGAATTATTCTCACCATTAGCGTGGCCTATGCTTATACCTCCTAATGACTGGACTAATGAAAAGCCTGGTGGTTACCTACTTAATGAGGTAATGAAAGGGCATGATCTAGTGAGGAGGGGCGAGCGCCACCGTATACAGGGAGAGACACCGCTAGCCTTTCTGAACAAGATTCAGAAGGTAGGATATAAACTAAATCCCTTTATTGTAAAGGTGGCCATATCTTTACAAGAGAAAGAAATTAGTGTTGGAAAATTTCTCCCCATCATTCACTACCCTCTACCACCTAAGCCGGTGGATATAGCAGAGAATAAAGAAGCTCGGAAGAGTTACTGTAGAGCTACAGCAGAGGTATTGAATAAACAATCACAAGAGACAAGGCGTACGTGTAGAACACGGATGACCATGCAAGCAGTAGATAGGTTTAAGGATCGTGAGAGGTTTTATATACCTTGGTCTTTTGATTATAGAGGTAGGGCTTATCCTATACCCTCATTTCTTACTCCTCAAGATACCGACTTTGGTAAGTCACTCATTAGATTTTCTGATGAATCACTTATCACATTTGACTCAATTAAATGGCTAGCATTTCAAGTAGCTACTACATATGGTAGAGATAAAGATACTTGGGATGAAAGACAGCAGTGGGTCTTAGATAATAGATTCACAATCGAACGTGTTGCGATAGACCCTATAGATAATATAGGTGATTGGGAGGGTGCTGAGGAGCCTTGGCAGTTTCTAGCAGCATGTGATGAGTACTATCATTGTGTCTTATTAAAAGATAGAGAGCTAACTGGATTACCAGTAGCCACTGACGCTACATGTAGTGGTCTCCAGATATTAGCTGGATTAGCTAGGGATAAATCAACTGCACAACTTGTTAACGTGTTGCCTTCTCCTAGGCCACAAGATGCGTATGCTAAGATAGCTGAGGAATCGCTACCAAACATACCTGAAGTGTTACATGATGTGTGGGATCGTAAGTGTGTTAAGCGCACTGTGATGACCATACCCTATAATGCTAAACCCTTCTCCAATCGTACCTACATCAGGGACGCACTGATAGAGAAGGGTATTGAGATAGACAAAGATGATCTGACTAAGATTGTTTCAGCTGTTAGAGCAGCTATGCATGAAATAGTGCCAGGTCCGATGTCTGTAATGAAATGGATAGAAGACGAAGTAGCTAAGGCTATTAAACGTGGAGCTACACATTTAGAATGGGAAACACCATCTGAATTTGTTGTAGTCCAACGTCTAATGAAGAAGCAAATAGAGACAGTTGACCTTAAGTTATTAGGTCGGTGCCGTCTTACTGTTGCTACTAAAGATGGGGATAAGATAGATAAGAGCAGGCATAAAGCTGCTACTGCACCTAATCTTATTCATTCACTAGATGCTTCACTCTTACATCTAAGCGTAAAACGTTTTGAAGCTCCTATAGCTTTGATACATGATTCAGTATTAACACGTGCTACAGATATGAGTCTACTAGCTACTATAGTTAGGGAAACATATATGCATTTGTTTGCTGAACGAGATTATTTAACGGACTTTGCCCGACAAATAGGTGCAGAGTCTGAACCACCGATCATCGGAGATCTTGAACCAGAATCCGTGATTGATTCCACTTACTTTTTTTGTTAATGTATTACCCATCATTATTTGAATCATTCTTCTCACCTACTAGAATAGTAGTGGTCTCTGAAGAGAGGCTTAAAGCTGCTGAACTTAGGGTGAAACAGGATGAGTTAACTGCTGTTGAATCTCGTATTGTTGAACTTAATAAGTACAAGGACGAGTTAGTAACCCAAGTAGCTGCACTACAACCAGCTAAAGAACCACAATCGCTTGAGGAGGCACTCACTGGTGAGTAGAACTATCCACAAGACTGACAACCCTGTTACACTTGAGGGATTCCAAGCTGTACTAGCACCTAGTAAGTTTGGTTATTCTCTCTCGGCTATTGTCTGTGATGACATTATTAACACCTTAGAGGATGAGAGAGCTGATGTCCTTAAGTGGTGTGAGTCTAAGCTCAAGAATCCTAAACGCGCTACTCTTAAGCCTGAACCTTGGGAGGAAGTAGCTAAGGGTAAATATAAAGTAAAGTTCTCTTGGAATGAAGAGAATAGGCCGCCTGTGGTAGACACAGAGGGCTCACCTGTAACTGATACTAAGACGCCTCTTTATGCCGGATCTACTGTTAAACTTGGCTTTTATCAAAAGCCTTATATACTTAGAGATGGCGTTACCTATGGAAGTTCTCTTAAGTTGGTTGGTGTACAGGTTGTCTCAGTGAAAGGAGATGCTGGCGTTGATACTGGAGATTTAGATGCTGATGCAGTAGCTGAGTTATTCGGCACTACAGCAGGCTTTAAAACTGCAGATCCAAATGTCACTCCCACCCCTGATGTAAATGACGAAGAAGAAGAAGAAGACTTCTAAAGACGAGTCTCTTGAATGGGCTAAGAAAGCTTTTGCTAAACTAAAAGAAAGTAAGAACATTAAATTCAGGTCTAAACTTGAAGAGAATATTGCTAGTTTATTGGAAGGTTTGGGGGTATCTTATGAATATGAGTCTGAGAAACTTGGCTATACAATTGAGCACAGTTATACTCCTGATTTTGTGCTACCAAACTATACATATCTTGAAGCAAAAGGATACTGGTCACCAGAGGACCGACGTAAAATCCTTAACGTTAAAAAGTCTAACCCCCAGATAGATTTAAGGATGATTTTTCAAGCACCTTATAACACTATCTCAAAGAAAAGTAAGACAACTTATGCTAAATGGTGTGAGCGTCACGATATACCATGGACGTCTTACCATAATATACCACTCGATTGGTTAATATGACCAGCGAATTCGTAAGGCACGTACCGTGTCTTGAATGTGGCTCATCAGATGGCAACTCAGTGTACTCTGATGGGCACACTTACTGTTTTGTGTGCCACACACGCAGAGCAGGTAATGACGACTTTGATCACAATCGAAACATGAATACCAATGTCCACCTCAAAGGATCAGCCGAACGGTTGCATAAACGAGGAATCTCGGAAAAAACTAATCAATTCTATAGGATTTACCGAGACGGAAATACTCTACGCTTCCCATATTTTACAAGCGATGGAGTTCTTAAAGGGGTCAAAGTAAAAAACAAACAAAAAGATTTCACCTATGACGGAGTTTCCACTGATACCTTATTTGCTCAGCATTTGTTTCCTAGTAGCGGTAAACGTATTGTTGTTACTGAAGGTGAGTTAGATGCTGCCTCCTGTTACGAAGCTATGTCAGGATGGCCGATGGTATCTCTACCCCATGGGTGCGCTTCTGCAAAGAAGGACATCCAAAAACAGATCCCCCTATTCCAAGGTTACGATGAGATTGTACTCTTCTTCGACAGCGACGAGCCTGGCCGTAAGGCGGCGAAGGAAGCGGCAAGCGTCCTACCACCTGGCAAGGTCAAGATCGCTCGCCTTGAGGGCTACAAGGATGCATCAGACGCATTACAAGATGGTAATGCTGAAGCGATTCGAAAGGCTATATGGGACGCTGAGCCGTTCCGACCTGACGGAATCATCGATGCAAAAACTCTTAGGAATCTGGTAACAACACCTACTAAACCACATGACCACGAATACCCATTCGAAGGACTCAACGAGAAATTACATGGGATCAGGTACGGAGAGCTTACAACATTTACTGCTGGTTCTGGGTCAGGAAAGACCTCAATCATGCGTCACCTTGCAGTTGACTTACTCAACAAGGGCGAACATGTTGGGATCTTGGAACTTGAGGCAAGCAATAGAAGAACCGCACTTGGACTGATGTCCACAGCTGTAGGTAAAAACTTACAACTTGGAGAACATGCAACAGAAGAACTTGACTCCGCCTTTGGGAATAGTATTGCCAATTGGAATCTTTATTGTTTTGATGGGTTTGGAAGTTATGATCCAGATATCATCTATAATAGAATCGAGTACATGGCTACTGGACTTGAATGCCGCGTCATTTTTCTAGATCACCTTAGTATATTACTGAGTGGATTAGAAGGTGATGAGAGGCGCATGATTGATACCACGATGACCAGGTTACGAAGCCTAGTTGAACGTACAGGTATTGCATTATTTTTAGTCTCGCATTTAAGGAGGGCGAGCAATGATAGAAACAGCCACGAAGAAGGAGGAAGAGTTAGTCTGTCCTCGCTTAGAGGATCTCACAGCATCGCTCAAATTTCTGACCAAGTCGTTGCCCTCGAGGTCGATCAGCAGAGCGGAGTTGAACGAAAGCTTACGACTGTGCGAGTCCTTAAGAATCGCTATTCAGGCGAGGTTGGGGTTGCATGCAGCTTAAGTTATGATTTAAACACTTGCAGATTTATCGAACATGAAATTGAACCCACGAAAGGATTCAATCCGACCACAGATTTTTGATGGAGGTTACAAACACCCATGGTATGAACATAAATTGAATAAACCTAACCCACCAACGCAAGAAGCAGTTGAACAAGCCCAATTTGTCGACAAAACCTACCAGTGGAACACAGGTGGGGACAGTAGTGTTCGATCTAGAGACAAACGGTCTACTTAATGATGCTACCCGTATCCACTGTATTGCACTCCATTGGTGCGAAGAAAATGTTACAGAGTCGTTTAATGATGAGAGGTATGCAGCGTCGCCTAAAGACCTTCCTATGGGCGCCAACTATTCTATCACCACTGCGCTTGCTTGGCTCGAAACAGCGGATGTTATTGTTGGTCACAATATTATCGGCTTTGACATACCTATTATTAAAAAGCTCTACCCTTGGTTTGATCCTGGCGGTGTTATTGTGGACACTCTTCTTCTTAGCAGGTTATATCATCCTAATCTACTCAATATAGATAAGAAAAGAAAATGGAAACATATGCCATTACAATTATGGGGACGTCACAGTCTTGAGGCATATGGATATAGACTCGGTGAATACAAAGGGAACTTTGGCAAAACCACTGATTGGAAAGAATGGTCACAATCGATGCAGGACTACTGCGTACAAGACGTTGCTGTTACCAATAAACTATGCAAACATTTCCACCCTTACCTGGATGGATCCAAATGGAGCACCAGGTAGCCCAAATACTCACTCAACAGGAATTACATGGATGGTACTTTAATGAACGTCAAGCTAGAGCCCTCGAATCAACTCTCCGAAGAGAGGTGGAAGAAACTACTAGCTTACTTCGGAGACAACACCCTAACGTTGCAGGAGCGCTGTTCACTCCTAAACGAAATAACAGGACACAAGGATACGTAGAAGGAACAGGTCGCTACTTCTTTACTGAACATGAAGGACGTGTAGAGGCTATCCAAGAGTGTTCATTTACTAGATTAAAGGAACTTAATCCCACATCAAGGGATCACATATCATGGTTACTGCGAATACACTATGGCTGGACTCCTACATCAATGACTGCATGCGGGAAGGCGGTTATAGACGAGACCGTATTAAAAGAACTTGGGACGGATATTGCTCTGAGTTTTCTGAGACTACTCGAACTGACGAAAGCGCTTGGGATGATATCCGAAGGCGTCAACGCATGGCAGAAGCTATGTACGAAGTCTAGGATTCATCACCACTGTTCTGTAGCTACACAAACTTTTCGATGTGCGCATCGATCACCCAATTTAGCGCAGGTACCTAGCGATGAAAGATTTCGTAAGTTATTCACTGCTTCCCCTGGCCTCACAATGTGCGGTGCTGATCTTATGGGCATTGAGTTACGCATGCTTGCCCACTATCTTGCAAGATGGGACGACGGTAGGTATGCAGACGTGCTCTTGCATGGTGACATCCACCAAGAGAATGCTGACAAGATTGGAATATCCAGAAAGCTTGTCAAGACAGTCACTTATGCATTTTTGTATGGGGCAGGTGATGCTAAAATAGGATACTCTTATGATAAACAACTACCTGAAGAAGATGCGAAAGAGAAGGGCAAGGAAATCCGTGCCGCCTATATTAAGGCCATACCAGGTCTTGGTAAGTTTCTGGCGGCAGTACGTAAAGCTAGTGCGCGCGGTTATGTCAGTGGACTCGACGGTCGTCGTATCCTCGTTGACTCGCGGCATAAGTCCGTCAATTACCTCATCCAAGGATCGGCGGCGATATTAGCCAAGCGTTGGATGTTATTTGCCAACAAAGAACTACCAAAAGGTACACATCAATTAGCGTTTATACATGACGAGTTACAATTTGAGTGCCCACCCACAGCAGTTGATGCTGTTAGTTACATTCTTCAACTTGCTGCTAAAGAAGCAGGAGAATATTACAATTTAAGGATACCTGTAGCAGCTGAGGCTAAAAATGGCCTCACTTGGGCAGATGTCCATTAACACACCCTATGAAAATATTATGCGATGCAGACTTTATTGTCTACAAGGCGTGCGCGGCAGCAGAAAGTGAAATTGACTTTGGTGATGACGTTATTCTTGTCACTAGCAATTTTAGTGATGCATACCGAGCCACAAAGAGAGAACTTACCAAACTTGAGAACAAACTTGGGTCATTCACTTCTATAATACTGTTCTTTTCGGACAGTGTAAATTTTAGAAAAAAAATCTTAGCAAGTTACAAAGGCCACCGCAATCGGAAGAAGCCGTGTGGTTACAAACGTGTCATAGAGGCTTTAAGAAAAGAGTATAAGGTTATTATTAAACCTACTCTTGAAGCTGATGATACGATGGGAATCTATGCTACAAAATACCCAGGTAATATAATAGCCTCACCTGATAAGGATATGAGGCAGATACCTGGACTACTATATAACTTTGATGAAACTTTCACAATCGATCCTGCAGAGGGTGCAAAATGGCACCTTATACAGACGATGGCTGGAGATCAAACTGATGGTTATGGTGGTGTTCCTGGAATTGGTATTAAGAGAGCTGAAACATTATTTAAAGACAAAGGATATTCTTGGAAGACGGTAGTCTCAGCCTTTGAAGAAAAAGATCTTACTGAAGAAGATGCTCTAATTAATGCTAGGCTCGCTAGAATTTTAACCTATGAGGATTATGACTTCAACAAAAAAGAACCAATCTTATGGACCCCCACCGCCGATTACAGAATTAACGGTGGAACAGGATCTAAAGATGAGACTACTAGCGGATAGGTTGAATAGTGGTGATGTTGATAAGAAAGATATCATCACTGTTTTCCTAGCCTTACAGAAACAGAACTTTGTTCTGGCAAATTCAATGATCAACTTGGTAAAACAATGGCCAAAGGCCCCGCCTATTATCAACGAGGTTCCAGCGATGTTTGGGATTTTATTAGAGACCAGGGATTAAATTTCCACCTTGGCAATGCTATTAAGTATATCTGCAGGGCAGGTTACAAAGATAGTAAAATTGAAGATTTACAAAAAGCAATCCACTACCTAGAGAATGAACTTGAGCATGAAGAGAACATTTCTATCAGATCAGGCGAAGGAATTCCGATCCAAATACGGGATCCAGAACAGTCCTTCACGTATGACGAGATCGTACCAGAAGGATCTTATAGTTGAGGAATTTAAAGAGTTCCTTGAAGCTGATGGGTTTTTATTTAAGCATGGTCAAAATCATCAAGAAGATTGCTTAAAAGAACTAGCTGATTTAGTGTATGTATGCTATCAGTATGCTACAAACATGAATTGGTTCTTAGATGAAGCTCTTAATAGGGTGCATGAAAGTAATTTGTCCAAGCTCGGAGAGGACGGTAAACCAATACGCCGAGAGAAAGATGGTAAAGTCCTAAAGGGACCGAACTACAAACCACCCGATCTATCTGACTTAATTTGAAATGACTGCTGAACTTATTTCCCGCACTGGTCGGGTCCAATCATGGTTGGATAACCCAGAATCTAGACTGCCAGTGAGCTGCACCGTTTTCGTCGTAGAGGATTCTATGGAGGGAGAAAATGGAATTGAAGCAAGCTGGAGATATGTCTCACATGGACTCCGCTTTGGAGCAGGAGTTGCGGTCCATCTATCAAAGCTCCGTCCCGAAGGAGCAGAAAACGGCAGAGGTCTTACGGCTTCTGGACCGGTATCATTCGCTAAAATCTATTCAACAATAAATGAAACACTTAGAAGAGGAGGACACTACAAAAATGGAGCCGTTGTTACGCACCTTGATATTGACCATGCCGATATTCTTGATTTCGTGCGGCTTCCTCGTGCCGAAGCTCCCTGGATTAAAAGATGCGTCGACCTTGATGCCGGACTCTGGAACTCTACAGACGCCGGAGTTAAAGACGCCATCCTTGATGGAATCAAACGAGGGGACATCTGGCTTAATAAAATAAAGTATGAAAACGGAAAACGAATCTATGGCAACGTCTGTCTTGAGGTTTACCTGCCCTCACGTGGAACATGCTTGTTACAGCATGTCAATCTCGCAGCCTGTGAGCTTGGAACCCTCGAAGAGGCTTTCGTTAAAGGTATGTCCGAATTGTGCGAGCTCCATAGTCGGACAGGTGTTGGAGCAACTGGAGAATACTTGCCAGCTGATATCGACCGCCAAGTTGGGCTCGGAGTACTCGGTCTTGCCAACTTACTCGCACGATACAGAGTAACTTACGAAGAATTTGGTGCAGCTTTAGAAGCAGTCAATACTGGTGAATATATGGCTGGTATAGGCTATCAATTAGCTTTTAATATGATGCTAGGTATTCATAAAGCTGCTGATATAGCTGAAGATAATAATATGGTAAGAGCTTTTGCTATAGCTCCTACTGCCTCTTGCTCATATAAGAGTGAGAGTTTGGATGGCTATACAGCTACTCCTGAAATAGCACCACCAATTGCGACCTATGTTGATCGTGACTCTGGCACCTTTGGTGTTAAGAGATATAAATATGGCGATGTAGAAATCGCTAGTGAAGTAGGCTGGGATGCTTACAAGAAAGTGGCAGATCAGTTTATGATTATGCTAGACAATACGGGACTTCTTCACGGCTATTCCTTTAACTCATGGTCAGATGTTGTGACTTATGATAGGAATTTTGTAGAAGAGTGGTTACTATCACCCCAAACCTCCCTTTACTATTCCCTGCAAGTAATGGGCGACGTTCAAGATAAGACCGATGCGTATGCAGCATTAGATCAAGCTGAAGTCGATGATTACTTACAGGACATTTTAAATGACCCTGTAACTTGTGATTGTCAAGAGTAATGAGAAAACATCCTTACGACACTTTATTAGAAAGAAAAAGAAAATGGACACCCGTCCAAGGAACCAAAGGTGTTTGCCGTGAAGGTTCTGAAGAAACCATTAAACGTGCCCTCGCAATACGTCATATGGAGTTACCTGTGGGTACCTTCATTACGGAGGGCCTTGAAAAGGGCGTTCCCGATAACGCTCGAAGATTATTAGAATCAAACGTCAAAGACGAGGAGAATCATGACCTGGCTCTTGGGTATGTTGCTAATTCAGTTGGGGTTGACCCTAAGGCTGAATCAGAAGCACTCAGACTCCGATCAGCATGGGAGTCCCACCCCGACCACACCATAACTAAAGCATTAATAGCAGAACGTGCAATATTTTTTGTCCTTCTTCCCTTCTTTCGTTTTAACGGCGATGGTGCTACTCGTACTGTCAGCGCCGACATATCAAGAGACGAACAAGTTCATGTTGCAACTAATACCCTTGTATGTCGTGAGCTGGGTTTATCTCATAGTCAATCTCTGGATAAACTTAGGAAGGCCACCATTAACTGGGTTGTTGAACCCCTAGGTATTAATACTACCTGTAAATATTTAGACAAAAAATTCTGGCTAGATGTAAGCGATCGCTTAATGTACGAAGGTAAAGCACCAGAATTAATTTCCACCAAGACGGCAAGAATGCCTGCATTTTTTGAACACTCCAATGTCAATCTCCCTCAATACGCTTAAGCTCCACAACGAGAGGGTAGAGGAACTTCTACAAAAAGTAGAAGATCATTTTAAGTGGAGCCCTGTCCACCCAAAAGAATCAATTGAATCAATCATGTATCGCGCTGGTCAAGCCAGCGTGGTAGAGTACATACGAACTACTATCGAGGACGAAAACTAATGTGTGTAGGTAATCTATTCAAGCCACCTAAGCCCCCAGCACCACCCCCAAGGATGAGACCAGCACCTCCATTGAAAGCAGCTGCGCCACCTCCTGAGATGGTGAAGCCTGAAGATATCAGAGAGGAAACTGAAGAGGAGAAGCTTAGTGATCGTAAGCGTAAAGCTCTTGAAGTGAAGAAAGTTCAAGAAGGTGTTAAAGAGTTTGGAGCTATTGATGCTGCAAGCATGCCTCAAGGACCTGAAGGTGGCGTGAACGTACCATAGGAAATGTAAATGAAAGCACGTGACAGATACACCCAACTAACTACAGGTAGATCACAGTTCCTTGATACCGCAGTTGAGTGTTCTAGATTAACGTTGCCTTATCTTGTACAAGAAGACCTAACTACACGTCCAGGACATCAGAAGCTAGCTACACCTTGGCAGTCAGTAGGCTCCAAGGCTGTAGTTAACTTAGCAGCAAAGCTTATGCTTGCATTGCTGCCACCACAAACTTCATTCTTTAAGTTTCAAATTAGAGATGATAAACTTGGTGTTGAATTTCCAAAGGAAGTGAAGAGTGAACTTGACTTATCCTTTGCTAAGATGGAAAGGATGGTCATGGATCATATCAATGCATCTACTGATAGAGTAGTAGTCCATCAGGCACTCAAACATTTGATTGTCTCTGGTAATGCACTGATATTCATGGGTAAAGATGGTCTCAAAAATTATCCCCTAAACCGTTTCGTTATTAATCGAGACGGTAACGGTAACATTTGTGAGATAGCAACAAAGGAACTAATAAGTCGAAGGATTCTGAGCGAAGATCTGCCAGAACTCCTAATGCCTAACGCACCTAATTCACCTGGTGATGATGGGCACAAGACAGGATCAGATGATCAAGACGTTGAGGTATACACCTACGTCCGACTCGATAATAATGGTAGATGGGTGTGGCATCAGGAAGCATTCGATAAGATAATTCCTGGCAGCCGTAGTACCGCTCCCAAGAATGCTTGCCCTTGGCTGGTATTGAGATTCAATACAGTAGACGGTGAGGATTACGGTAGAGGTAGAGTAGAAGAGTTCCTAGGGGATATCAGATCTCTTGAAGGACTCTCTCAGGCACTAGTAGAAGGCTCTGCAGCAGCGTCTAAAGTTGTCTTCCTAGTATCACCATCATCAACCACAAAACCAAAGACTATAGCCGAAGCTGGTAACGGTGCAATCGTTCAGGGTAGACCTGATGATGTAGGTGTTATACAGGTTGGTAAGACAGCTGACTTTAGAACAGCAGCTGATCAAATGCAGAATCTAGAGAGAAGGATAAGCGATGCTTTCCTTATACTACAGGTTAGGCAGAGTGAACGAACAACTGCAGAAGAGGTACGCCTCACACAGATGGAACTAGAACAACAGTTAGGTGGACTCTTTAGTTTGCTTACAGTTGAGTTCTTAATCCCCTACCTAAATAGAACATTACATATCCTACAACGTAACAAGGAACTTCCTAAGATTCCTAAAGATGTGGTACGTCCACAAATCGTTGCAGGTGTTAATGCATTAGGAAGGAATCAAGATCAACAGAGTCTAGTCCAGTTCGCACAAACCCTTGCACAAACAATGGGCCCAGAGATCATGGCTAAGTTCCTTGATCCTGGTGAGTACGTCAAGAGATTAGCAGCGTCATCAGGTATTGATGTGTTGAATTTGGTCAAGACACCAGAGACTATGCAGCAAGAGAAGATGCAGCAGCAACAACAAATGATGCAAGCTGAAATGGTTAAGCAAGCTGGCCAATTAGCTGGCTCACCAATGGCAGACCCAAGCAAGAACCCTTCACTGGGTAGATCACTAAACGACGGATACGATCAACTACAAAATGACAACAACCAAGGCGAGTCGCCCGACACGGGTGAAGAAGAAACCCCTCCCGAAGGTTAGCAGACCAGAATCTTTGGTAGATGAAAATGAAAGAGCTAAACCTACAGCAATAGCTGCTAGAGCTATGATAGGGAAGGACCCAGAACTAGTAGAGACAGTAGGTTTAGGTAATTTAAAAGTGACCACCGCGAGAGGAATAAAGGATGACGGAAACACTGAATTATGATCCAACCCCAGCTGATGCACCTGAGTTTTCAGAAGACGAGCAGGACTCCCTGAAAGTCGCGGAGAAGTTAGGTCAAGAAGAGGGTGAACTTCTAGCTGGTAAGTATAAGAATGCAGAAGAACTAGAAAATGCATACCTTGAACTACAGAAGAAGTTAGGATCTGATGATTCTGATGAAGCTGAAGTAGATACATTAGATAACGATGAGACTGAAGAAGAGTGGAGTCAAGGTGCTTCGCTTATAGCTGATGCTTCTAATGAATTCTATACTAATGAAGGTCAACTCTCATCAGAAACTATGCAAAAGTTTAGTGAGATGAGCAGCCAAGATTTAGTAGAAGCCTTCATGGAAATACAAAGGAATAATCCTGATGTAGGTAATGCTCCTTCGCCTGATCTTACTGATGCTGAAATGAATCAAGTTTATAATTCAGCAGGTGGTGAAGCAGAGTATCAACGGTTAACTGCTTGGGCTGCGGAGAATATCTCTGCAGATAAGCTTGATGCATTTAATACTGTTGTTGATAGGGGTGAAGCCTTAGCAATTCAAATGGCAGTAGCTGGATTAAGATCTGAGTACGAAAACGCAGAAGGATATGAGGGCCGTATGCTGACAGGTAAGGCAGCTAGAGCTTCGGATGGATTCCGTAGTCAAGCTGAAGTAGTTGCAGCCATGGCTGACCCTCGCTATGATAGAGACGAAGCATATCGTCAAGATGTGTATGATAAACTAGAACGTTCTAACGTACAATTTTAATTATGTCAAAAGCTTATGATCCATCGGCACGTGCAAATGCCATGGTGGTAAAATACAAAGTCAATGCAACTGGTGACCGTTGGTTCATACCTTATAATGACAATGGTACCAAGGCTGCACAAGTAGCACAGTGTAGTAAGGTAGTAGGTAATACTGCCGACGCTTCTGTAGCAGGAGCAGAGTCAACCTAATGCCACAAGGTAAAGGTACTTACGGTACAAAGAAGGGTAGACCCCCTAAGAAATAACTAGTGTCGTGCCGACCCGAAGCTTCGTCCTCGGCCATTAACCTAATTTATTATCTTAATGACCTCAAATATACATGCCCGTGAACCAAAGATCGAGGTAATCGAACCTCCAACAACACGGGAGTATTTTCAAAACGCTGAACGAGTAAATGGCTGGCTCGCAATGATTGGATTCAATGCAGCAGTCGGAGCCTACTTGTTCACTGGACAAATTATGCCTGGAGTATTCTAGGCAACAAGGCGGCTCGGTAGTCGAACCAGTAGAAGCCACAGGCAGTCGCGTCCGTTCATTCCTTTATGGAACGCATGAAACCACATCATGGAACGGGGGTGTGGTACTTGGAGAAACAAATGAAATCCTTAAAAAAGATTACTCTCAGGTATCGCGGCGTGCCTTACACGAAAACTATTTAAACATTTTTAATGAAAACTTTAGCTCTAGCCATCGCATCCACTTTCGCGATAGCTCCTGCTTACGCCGGTGGCGTATACGTGAACGTGGAGAACAACGCATCCCTAACCGGATCTGATTACACGGGGTCTGTTACAGACTTTCACGTAGGATATGAAGGCGGCAATGACGGCTTTGACTATTATGTTCAAGGCGGACCTGCTGTTGTAGCTACCGACGGCGTTGATTCAGACACTAGACTTTCTGGTAAGGTCGGTGCAAACGTTGCTGCCACAGAGAAGCTTGGCTTCTACGGTGAGTTAGCCGTACTCACTGCTGACAGTGACACCGATGATAATAACTCTTGGGCCACCAAAATAGGCACCAAGTTCAAATTTTAAACCCAGTGCTGCGGAACAGCACAGACGGGTAATCAACCAATACTAATTTTAAAACCATGGCTTTTAATACAAACACAGTAGCAGGTACAGTTGTACATGCTCAGTCTCAATGGAATACTAAGCTGATCGTTCCTAACGATATCAGCATCACAAGTTCAACAGATTATCAATCAATCCTTAAGTTTGATCTAGGTAAGTTTGAACGTGCAATATTCCGTTGCTATCTTGATGTACAGAATGATGCTGATGGTGACCTTAAGTATAAGATCACAACTCCAACTAACACTGTATCTTACAGAGCTAGGAACATGGTATCTGAGAATCCTATCTCAGGTGCTGTAACTGAAGCAGTAACATTCGATGTTACAACTGCAGGTTCTCCTGAAGTAACTGCTACAGGTGGAGACGGCCCTCTCTATGCATTCATTGAAGGTACAATTACCGCAGGTAATACTGCTGGTCATGTAGATCTACAAGCTGCACAGAACACAAGCAACGCAACTGCAACGGTTATTAAATTCGGTACATACTTAGAGTACCTTAAGTTCTAAGGAGTTGGAGAGGCACCTCAGAGTCGGACCTCTCCTTCATTGGCTTTTGGCCCGTACGCGGATACCCTTAAGCTGTCTAGACGGTGGGATAGACCACAACTATATTCGAAAAAAATTTCTCAACGTTGAGAGTCTGTAAACTTATACTACTCTCGTACTAACAATGGCTAACGCCACACAGTCAGTACTTGGCGCCCTGAATAAGGCGGTCTCAAACACCGCTGGTTCACAGGCGTATGATACCAAGTACGCAACCTATTTGAAACTGTTCAGTGGAGAATTGTTCAAGGCTTATGAAAGCGCAACAATCGCACGTGATACAGTACAAAGACGTACCCTGAAGAACGGTAAATCACTACAGTTCATCTTCACGGGACGCATGCAAGCCGCTTACCATACTCCTGGTGAGCCGATCCTAGGTTCGGGCGATCCTCCTGTAGCTGAGAAGACCATCCAGTGTGATGACCTTCTAATCAGCTCAGCGTTCGTTTATGATTTAGATGAAACTCTTGCACATTACTCCCTGAGATCAGAGATCTCCTCTAAGATCGGTCATGCTTTGGCTGAGGCTTATGATAAGAAAGTCTTCCGTACTATTGCACTAGCTGCAAGGGAAGCTCATCCTATCACTGCTTCACCTGGACCCGAGCCTGGTGGTACTCAGATTGAATTGGGTGTAACCAAGGAGTACAATGCACAAGCATTGGTTGATGCTTTCTTCGAAGCCGCAGCGGTTCTCGATGAAAAGAATCTTCCTAAGACAGGGCGTACAGCCGTGCTAAACCCACGTCAGTACTACGCTTTAGTATCTCAGGTTTCTTCTAACATCCTCAACAGAGACTATGGTAACTCACAAGGTAACCTGAACTCTGGTGAAGGACTAGTTGAAATTGCTGGTATTAACATCAAGCGTTCCAACAACCTACCATTCCTGGCAGGTACAGTTAACGCAGTATCTGGAGAGAACAACACCTACAACGGTGACTTCTCTACACACTGTGGACTTATCTATCAGCGTGATGTAGCAGGTATTGTAGAAGCAATTGGACCTCAGGTACAAGTAACGGGCGGCGACGTATCCGTACTGTATCAGGGTGATGTACTCGTAGGACGCCTCGCAATGGGTGCAGGTACACTTAACCCTGCTGGTGCAATTGAACTAACCTCAGCACGTAGCTAATTATGTCTCTTAATCCTGGTACCTCTACAACTATAACTAGAGTGAAGGGTAATGGAGCATCTCTCGGTGGGATTGGTCAGGTTGATAAATCAATCACCAAGAACCCACCTACTCCTCTGGAGTATGGGAGGAAGCATCTTAGCCCTGCTAATATAGGTACCGTTTCATAACCAATAAAATATTATGGCAGTCCCAACAGCAGTTGGTGAGTACGGTTCTTGTCAAGGAACAGAGACTCGTATCTCACCTTCTGATACAAGTGGATCAGGTTCAGCATCAGCTGTAGCTTCCACAACTAAAAACTTACGTCTAGCATACTCTACCGTTGGTAGCTCAGGTGTTGTAGACACATGTGCTGTTGTCGCCGGACAATACACATAAACAATAAGGGAGGGTTCTCACGCCCTCCTTTTTTTATTTACAAATCTTTATACCTATGTCTTCTACTCCCACGACTGTTGACCTCGATACAGAACTATCCGCAGTGAATGCAATCCTGGGTAGTATTGGTCAAGCACCAGTAGCTTCTTTAGGAGTCGCCAACAGTTCTAACAACCCAGCAAACTTTGATAACCCTGAAATAGCTTTCATCTATAATATACTCAAAGAGTGTAACCAAGATGTACAGAATGAAGGATGGACTTTTAACAAAGAGAACCACATAAAATATACTAATAAATCTGGTACAAAATTTTTAATAGATGCTGATATAATACAAATAGATTATGAAGATTCATGGGATAGAACTCGTGACTTTGTACGTAGGAAAGATACTGATGGTATCTGGAAAATATATGACAGAGTGAATCATACATTTGAATTCCCTGATGATGATTACTTCTATGTTAATGTCGTAAGACGTTTATTATTTGAAAATATACCTGCACCTTTCCAAAGGTATATTATATATAAATCAGCTGGTAGAGCAGCAGTGGAATTAGTATCCAATCCACAGTTACAGAAAAGTCTTTCAGCATTTGAAGGCCAAGCACGTGCTGCTTGTATGGAATATGAATGCAACCAAGGCGACCATAACTTTATGGGTTGGCCTGATGAGTCAGCTTATCAATCCTTTAAACCTTATAGAGCACTGAGACGCTAATGGCAAGTATTACCCAGAAGATACCTAATTATATTTTAGGTATCTCTACACAACCAGATGAAAAGAAAGTACCAGGTCAGGTTGTTGAATTAAAGAATGCTGTACCTGATGTTGTAAGACAGTTAACTAAAAGACCAGGTAGTCATTTGGTAGCAAAATTAACTAGTTTTACTC